TTTATCCGTTTGTTTTACAATCGGACGTTTTCCTATTATATTATTAATGTAATTTTGACTTATATCAAACATACAACATGAGTTCTCTCCGACCCATATTCGCGTATCATTTGGAAATTCTATATATGTTTTATCATATTCATGATAAAAACTGGTATAACGATTTGGTTTTATTTGTAATTGAGTATATTTAATAGCATTATAAGATAGGTCCGTCATATAATCTTGGTTAATTTTATTACTAACATCTATAGACAATCGTTGAATTCCTGATTTATCACTAATCAATAAATTATTTGCCTTTATTTGACTATTTAAATCATTTATAATTTCGGTCCTTGAATAAGAAGCATCAGTTAACGACATAGTAATCGTAATTTCATTGTCTATAGTGGTTGCATCTGTTATTTCGGTTGTGTTAGTTGTATTGTGATATTTTTTAATTTTAAAATAATTGTTACTCGTATCTGCGGTTGAATCTACATAATATATTTGTTCGGTTTCTTCTGCTACTGTTGTCGTATCTCGTGGTTCACTTGTTAACGTATTTATATCGTATGTTGATTGTTCAAAACCTAAATAAGCTGCTATATCATTGTTTCGTTCACCATCTAAATGATATGGCGAACTCCAATTTTGAAAATCTAATTGATAACTATTTTCATTGTATAATTTATTTAAATCGATTGTTAAATCACATAAGGAAGTAAAACGATTATAAAATATATTCGTAGTTCCAAAACTTACATCTGTATAGACCGACTTTTGTTGTTCAATAGATTCATCTATTGTAGTGTCTAATTCACTTGGTGTATAGTTACCAGCTGCAATCTCATATTTTACATCATGCAAAGAATTATCAATACCAGGAACATTTCCTTTTATAAATATAAAATTACTTCCAAAATTTTTAGAAATAGTATACCACGTATAAGGCACTTGCATCGAATATAATTTTAAAGATACTACATCACGTAAAGGTTCAGACAAATTGCATGTAAACTCTGTTGTTAGTGTACGTTTGTCTGTTCTATATTGACTATCTATACTTACGATACGCTTAATCGTTTGTCTTAAAATTGGGTTTAATTGACCCTGTACATAATCTAATGGTTTTATGTATCCTACTGTTTTTTTTTGAACAATTCTTGATTTATTGTCTACATCTATCATCTTATTACTGGCTTTTATTTTTCGTTTTGTTGGATTATAATTTTCAGGATTTTTTTTGATGTCTTCTAATATTTGTATTTCTTCTTCTGTTAAATAATCTTCTTTGTTCTTTAATTTGGTAGTCATTTCACCTTCATTTCCTTGATTAATTCTATTTTGTTCTGAACCTTGATTTAAATCAAAATTTCCGGTTGCATTTTGTATCGCATCTACTCGTTTTTGCTGACTTCGCTCTTGTAATTTTCGTTTTAATTCATTCTCTTCTTCTCGTGTTTCCACGTTATAATTAATTTCTTCTTCTTCTTCTTCTTCTTCTTCTTTATCATCATCTATATTATTTTCTTCGTCATCTTCTTCCTGAAAAAAATGTTTATATATTTGCTCAAAAAAATCGACCAAATTATCTGAGGAATCTGTATTCATGTTTTCGTATTTTTTTATCATTTGTAATATTTTTGCTTCCAATTCTCTATCTGTTGGATTATTCAAACTTAATATTTCATATAAATTTTCATCTGTATAGTCATTTATATCGTATATTTCTGTAGACATTTTTATTTACCTTGTTATATTATTATATTATTATAACAGAACCATTTAAATTATTTTTTCACTATTCGTGTTTTAAACATATTTGTTATATAATCTACTAAATCTAATTCTTTGCTACAATTATATAACATTTCTATTGGAAAACTTTTTAATCCATGACCTCTTTTCATATGCCGGTTCCCTTTAAAACATAATATATCAAATGCTTTCATAATTTTTTCTTCATCTTCCGTCATTTCAGTTCGGTCAATACGTGTTTTTCCTATGTAAACATAACGATTATAACTATCATTATCATAAATTTGGTATATATTTATGTGCGGATGATTTCGTATCATACCTATACCCATAATCTTATTTTTATCGTTATTCATTTCTAAAATAAATGCGATTTGTTCCGATTGTATTTTTACACTAATTGGGCTAGGTGAACAATAAATACAACCCGATAATTCTTTGTGCTCACGATACTTTTTATTTTGTTCCCATGTTTCATCATTGAAACGAGTTGTTAAAAGAGATTTTGTTAATTGAGCTCTATATTGTTTTACTTCTTGCTTATATATCTTATGTGATGTAACCACGTTCATTTTCAGTTTGCAATTGATTATACCTCTTAAGTATAATCAATTTTTTAGTATCATAAAAAAATATTTTTCTATTTTTGGTTTGTATATATTTATTGCTGCGATTCTGTCTTGACTACTTTCCAATACCAAGGCATATCATGCACTAATTTAACTGATTTATTTTCATTTATTAACTTTTGCACGGTCAATGATTTTTCAGTAGTGTTTAATTTTATAGATATAATGATTCGTTTAAAATCTTGGTTATATCGCAAAGGTATCTCATGAATCCTATTGATAATACCTATATCTAATTTGTTAAATATCGACAATACATATTCTTTATTTATTGTCGATTCAATTCGGGGTATACAGAGAGATGTGTAATTTGTATTTTTCATTTGTTTATCTTCATCTATTTACATTTTCTATTTTCAATTTTTTATTTTTTATTTTTTATTTTTTATTTTTTATTTATTCTTTTTACTCTTTAAAGAATAATTCAGACGTAAACCATCTACCATTAGCCACTCCATTACACGGGCTGGTGAAAGTAATTTACAATAATGCATTCCAGCGGTACACGGTAATACTTCGAGACGACCATCTTTTGGATATAATTTTTCATCACAAGGATATGGATTTTTATTTTTATAAGGAAATCCGGGTGACTTAATTGTAATATCATTATCACCATGTCTACCATTGTATTCTAAAGATGCCCAAATCCAACATGGTCCTGCTGGACATACTTTTTTATCTCCATCTGTTGCACTTACCATTTTTTGGCCATATTTTTCATATCTTGTTCGACTTCTTTCCAAAGCGTGACCTAATGCATATTCTATTGCTTTTGCATTAATACTTGCGCAATTTCCTAATCGATTACCATCTAAATCATCAAATGTACTACCTTCTTCATTATTTACAGCTTCTGTATTATTTGCCGCTTGAAGAGCTGCTTGCTTACTTTTCATTTTACTTTTCATTTCACTTGCTGTTATTGGATAATATCCAGTATCTATATTACCATTTCCAATATCAATTCTCCAAATATCCAACTCCCCTCCATCTTTGTAGATTATTTGCGTTATGGTATTCGATGTAAGCGTACATGTTTCAGGACTCGCACATAATGAAGATGAACCGCTACCTGGATTTGCAGAAGCTACTGTATTCTGTATGGTATTACCAGTAATACGGTCAGTTCCTGCATGTATATGTGGTAAATGACATGATGGGTTTTCTTCTGTAACTATATGTTGAGAATCTTTGGTATCCATAATAATCCCTTCTCCAATATCAATATCAATATCAATATCAGGATTTACCATGAGTTGTTGTGCATAAGCAGTCCATGGTGAACTCGCAGTACACCCAGGTTGTTCTGGACATGTTCCATATTCCAATCCTCCATATTCATCCTTTTCTTCACAATAACACGGCGGTTTAAATTGATGGTAACCTTCTTTTTTCATCATATCTATCATAGGAGTTAACAATTCTTTACTCTCATTCATACGTTCTTCAAGAAAATTCCAATCATTTAAACCCAATACTGATGTTGCGAATTCCGTCATATCACTACCTACATATGCATGTGCATCATCATATGAAATTTCTGGAAGTAAATCTCTATCCATTACTTCCTTTGGAATAGGACCACTCGCAAATTGCATGTGGGTCATACCTTCTATCACAGTCACTGGAAGTGTTTTTTTCGCATCCACTATATTTGTGTTTTGTGATATTTGATTGTAATAAGCCTCTGCAAAACGAGATATTCTCGCCAATCCATCTAGTTCAGCCCCTATTGAAAGAACTGGACAAGTCGGAAATGAATATTGACCAGGACCTATTTCATGGTCACTTTTACTACGAAAAGAACGCACCAGAAATGCAGCTAAAAGTATCATACCATCGGGTTTATTGAAACCATCTGGAAGATTCTTCACATCTTTTAAAATATAGGGCATCAAAGCACCCCCTACACTATGACCAGCGTAAAAAGTACTATGGTCTTCGGGTAATCCAGAATCTTGTATTTCTTGAGCAACACGCTTGATAGCACCTTTAAGACCAATGGTAGTAATATTTCCATTCATATGTGGAACACCAAAATACAATCCTATATCATGTTTCGCAAAATTACTTTGTAATATTCTACCAATCGGCTCATATGCATCTGCACCTATTCCAAAACCAGGAGCTAATATTAAAGCCGACGTCTTTTTATAATTATTATTAGGCGTCAAAACAATATTCCGAATTTTATCTGATAAAACGGTTACTAAAAACATTAAAACTAAAATCATACCATACTGTACTTTCATTATTTATATAAATCCTGCAGATATCTTTATATAAATATTGTTATTGTTATTGTTATCTAATTAATAGATACACCGGCTAATCCCCCCTTAGTTATAATCTACTCCCATAGATTGCTGTCTCGTATAATATTATTTTAGTTTTTAGTTTTTTAAGTATGACCTACGAGTAAAATGATTTCGTCTTCTTAATTAATAATAAGATTCATACGTCATCATATAAGTTAGCAGTTTCGAGACAACATACTATGTAATTACCCTTTTATATTCTTTATTTGTAATCTTCTTTATTTGTAATATTCTTTATTTGTAATATTCTTTATGTTTAATATTCTAAAATGTTTTATTTACTTTCTATATCTAATGAGCGAAATTGTTGAAGAACTTGATATTTCTTGGTTACGAGAACAAGAACAAATCATTGACGTTGAAAATAATCATACTCGAGAACCTATGAATATTATCAATACAATGGTTCTTTATATTAATTTACAAGATGAAATTGATAAAATTGTCTATGAAAAACATTCTTTAGACATTATTAACGACATTTCAGGTTCTCTTTTTCATAAAAATAAATTGATTGAATTTATTCATACAAAAAAAATGTATACTCCGTCCTCTAGATATAAACTATCAGACACATTACTCTTTCACATTGATTTAAATCATCATGATTTGATTACTTTTTCCAAAATGAATGATGAACCAAATATCCATTCCTATTTTTTAAAACCCATTTCATTCATGACTGATATTGTTGTTCCTCCTTCTTTGTTTGTTTTCCACAAAACAAATTCTCTTATTTTTATTTTTCAAGAAACTCCCATTGTTAATTCAAAAAACACATCTTTAAAATCTATTCTCAAAAAAGATTTTTCTCAAGAGGTTCGAGAACATAATTCAAATAGTACAAAAAAGGTCAAAATAGCACACGATATTCCTTCCAAAATCAAAAAACACAAAAAAACACGTCGCCATTTCTAATTTATAAAACAATATAAACTTTTTTCATTACTATTTATTAGTAATCTAATTATGAGCGAAATTGATTTTGATAATGTACCTACATTTCCCGACAATTTATTATCAGACGATGAAAGATTGCATGATTATTTCAAAGAACGGGTACAATATTTTTTCTTTAATTTTACACGCAAATCAAACCGATATTCTATCCAACTATTGCATTCACAATTTAAAGATACCCTCTCTATTTTAAAAAAAAATATTATTTCAACTAATTATCCTACTGATTTGACCTATTATTTAGAATTGTTTTATTGTATGATTGCACAAACCAGAGATATTGTTTATGGTAAAGGAGAACGAGAACTTTCCTATATGCTTATTTATACTTTTTATGATTTTTATCCATCATTGACTTTTTATCTTATACAACGACTGGTTTATCCGCAGTTCGAATCAAATAATTATAAATTGTGTTATGGGTCATGGAGAGATATTCCTGCGTTGTGTAATTTTATTTTTCAATTTTCAAACAGTTATCAACATTCTTTGATTGATTATTGTGTTGAAATGATAAATAAACAATTGATACAAGATTATGAAACTTGGATTCATTCTACCCATAAATCAAAAGACATTATTTCAAATGTTGCGAAATGGATCCCTCGTGAAAACAAACAATATGATTGGTTATTTCAACGATTGGTCGTTCATTGGGCAAAAATACGTCATCCACATATTTTACGTACTGCTTCTAATGATGAACAATATACCCGAGCCATTAGCAAATGTAAACGACTCTATCGTAAACAAGTTTCCTTTTTAAATAAACAATTACAAACGTTTGAATACCTCATGTGTTCTGAGCAAATGG